AGTGGGTTCGATTCCCACCGTCACGACCAAATGGGGATGTATCGAGGCAAGCTTATATCTTGTATATTCGTAGCGGTAGTTGAAAACGTGGGTTCGAATCCCACCTTCCCTACAAAATTTAAAATGGATAGTTAGCTATAATGGGAGAGCGTTTGATTGTTAATCAAAGGGTTACAGGTTCGAATCCTGTACTATCCGCCCTTTACTTTTTTGTACCTTGTCGTATATTTATATTAAAATAGATATATGGCAAGGAAACAAAAAACAATACATTACATTTATAAGACAACTAATCTTATAAATAACAAATATTACATAGGTATGCATAGCACATCTAATTTAGATGATGGGTATATGGGAAGCGGTCGGTACTTAAGAAGAAGCATACGTAAGTATGGTATACTTAATTTTAATAAAGAGATACTAGAGTTTTTTGGAACAAGAGAGTTATTGATTGAAGCAGAGAAGCAAGTAATCACACCAGAAATGATTACGGATATTAATTGTATGAATCTTATGGGTGGAGGTAGTGGTGGATTTATTAGTGTTGAACAACAGAAGCATCGTTCAGAATGTGCTGGTAAAGCACATGGTGAAAGAATAAAAAACGATTTAGAATATAGAATACGTTTTTTAGAAAGAATAACAAAGATAATGTTGGATAATATTAAGTATGGTAAAATGTTAAAGAGTAAACGATTTACAAATAAAAAACATAGTGAAAAATCTAAACAATCGATTGGTTTAGCTAATAGTATTAAACAGAAAGGGAATTTGAATTCACAATATGGTACTTGCTGGATAACAAATGATAATGAAAATAAAAAAATAAAAAAAGAAGATTTTGATAAATGGATTGGTGAAGGTTGGATTAAAGGGAGAAAATAATTAAATATTCCAAACAGTCGTAATGGACTTGCAGAAACAATAGGACAACTTTTAAATAAGTGGAAGAACTGGCGATATTTTAATGACACTGCGTGGCTTAGTGGAAAAGAGCTGTCTCTCATAAGGATAGCCAAGCGAGTTCGAACCTCGTACACACAACTATGCACTTATAGTCCCATTGGTCTTCGAAACCGATAAGGGTAGCGGAACTGAAATCGGGGGTTCGAATCCCTCTAAGTGTTCAAAACCCAAATAATAAAGATTTTAATATTAGTGGTAAAAGTTATTCATTTGAAAGATTAAAAAAAGAAGTAGATAAATGTATTATGGTGTGTGCAAATTGTCATATTGAAATACATGAAGAATTAAGAAAATAATGGATTGTTAGCTCAGAGGCAGAGCAAACGGCTACGTGTGATGATTAGCTTCACACAAAAGAGTGTTAACCGTTAGGTCGAGATTTCAAAATTCTCACAATCCTCAAATTACATGGCGATATGGCAGAGAGGCCCATTGCAAACGGCTCATATCCGTTGTCCCTACAAGGACCCGTTGGTTCGAATCCAACTATCGCTACTAAAAACACCTCTATATTCCCCTCGTCTTCGAAACGAGAGCGTGATAACGGATGAAAATATGGGTTCGAATCCCTTTAGAGGTACAAAAAATGGTTTATGAAAAAATTAAAAATAGGAAATGACTTTTTAACTGGGTATTACTTAGGTCAAAAATTTGATGGGGAGTTTAAAGAAACTGGGTTAAGAAGGTATCAACCATACTAGAACTAAGTCATACCCAAGTAAGACGATTTATTGAGAAGAATTATATTGGTAACTATTATAGACGTAAATAGTTTCGAATATTAGTAAAATCACTATACACACATCGTCCAACTGAACAGGACATCGGTCTACGAAACCGAAAATTTGAGTTTGAATCTCAATGAGTGTACAAAGACATTAATGGGGTTCGATTCCCTTCTTGGTCACAATGGTTCTGTTGTATAACTGGATAATGCCTTGGTTTCCTAAACCAATGATTGTAGGTTCAAATCCTATCAGAATCACTAAATGCACCGTTGGCAGAAATGGATATTGCGCTGGTCTTCTAAATCAGTTCCCTTTATGGGTTTCTAGGTTCGAATCCTAGGTGGTGTACTAAATGGAAAATTTACCTACAAGGTGTGGGCGCAATTTGCTAAATTGTTGATGCGGTTAATAGCCGCATGGGAGTCGGTATCTCAGTTTTCCGCTAAATAATCAATACATTAACTTTTTATCAAATTCAAAATATTTATTAGTATGAATTTGATGATTAAGAAATTACTTAGGGAAAACCTACAGCAAGCTGATAAAATTTTTTTTAATTCTGGTAAATTATCACCAGAAGAAAGAGAATTTGTTTTATCAATAACCAAAGGGGATTCATTCACTAGAATCATGGCTGATTGGTTATATCATTTAACAAAAATTTGGTCAGAGACTTTAACTTCTGTAACAACAATTACTTTTATGGGTGATTTTTATAGTTATTTAAAAACTTATGATAAAAATGTTTTACCCGTGGTTCATGATATAAATAATTATACGGCTTTAACAAATGAAAGAGGGGTACATGTACTAGACCTTTTTTCTTGTCTTAAAAATAGAAGTCGGGCTATTTTAAATTTAAATAAACTTCCATCAACAGCGAAAAGAAACTTACAAAATGTTATTAGAAAACCAGAATCTAATGAACATGGTTTTCAAATATTGGGGGATAAATTTCGTGACTTAAATAATAGTTTAACAAATTTACCAAAAGATGATGCTAAAAGACAAATGCTAATGGGAAAAATTTTTACTAGTAAAAATTCATTAGACCAAATGATTGATATGGCTAACCATTATTCATTCGCTTTTAATAGCAGGGGTGAAGAAACCAGTAAAGACGACTTAATAGCTAATTTAGAATACATTAACGCTGATTTGATTCAAAACTCTGAAAATATTTTAGTTGTAAAGGTGAATGATTATGAATCGATGCAAGATATTGGTTGTACTAGTGCGTGGTGTTTTTCTCAACCTGATTCTGACAATTATTGGAATGATTACGCTTCACTCGGTTACGTTTTTGTTATTTTTGATTTTAGCAAAGATTTTGATGACGCAACATTTATGATGACTTATTTACCAGTCACTAGTGAAGTGTATGCATCAACCAACGTATCTTTAGACGCATTAGATATAGATGACGAATTTGACTATTTGTCTAGTATCGGGGTTGATACAAGTTTATTAAATTCTCTTCACAAAAATAATAAACCGAAAGCCAAGGAACCTTTAAAAAATTCAAATCAAATGAGTTTATTTGAGACTGTGATAGTGAAAAAATTATTACGTGATAAATTCAAAGAAAAACAATATATATGAATTTGATGATTAAAAAATTACTCAGGGAAAGTCTACAGCAAGCTGGTAAAACATACACAATGTATCATGGTAGCTCAACGATAATCAAGGATTTTAGTGATGAATTTGTTGGGGGTAAAGAGGCGAACGACCAAGAAGGTCCTGGGATTTATTTTACAACATCTTTAAAAAACGCTATGTCATACGGTGAAAACATTTACACTGTTGAGTTAAATATCAAAAAATCGGTTTCCACACAAGATAATAAAAACGCTTCATTAAAAGAAATAGAGTGGTTAATAAAACAAGCTCCACATTGGAAAGAAGATGCTCAAAATTATCATGAAAACCCAATGATTGGTTATAAAGTAGCGGCTAAGGGTGCTATCGAGTATAATGATAACCCTCATGAACAATTCCAACAAGTCTGGATTGATTTTTATCGAAATAACCCTGTTGAGTATATTAGAAATATGGTTAGGTTAGGTTATGATTCTATAATTATTGAGGGTTTGAATAGTATGATTAGTGGTGAGGAAAATTTAACTCATATAGTTGTTTTAAATCCTTCAATTATCAAAGTTTTGGGTGTTGAATCAAATTAAACTTGTATTTTTTAAAAAATAACAGTATATTTGGGAAAAAAAATATATTGTGAAATTATTAGTTATTGACATTGAAACAACTGGGTTGAATATTGATTCCGACTCAATAATTGAAATCGGTGCTGCGTTGGTTGACACAGACACCAAAGAAATCGAATTGGTTTTTGATAAAGTGGTTAAAGATAAATATTGGGATTTAAAGTTTCATAAAGATGCTTGGATTTTCACCAAGTCTAATTTAACGTTTGAGGATGTTGAAAAAGCTGATTCCTTGGATGTTTATTTTGACGAATTACAAAAACTTTTTTTAGCTTATGATACTGTCGCTTTCAATTTGAGTTTTGATTATAGATTTTTAACCAGAAACGGTTTTAATTTTAGCAAGACCAAATGTTTAATGGAAGCGGTTAAAAATTATGTCGTTTTTAAAAACGAAAATGATAGGTCCGTTAAACCATCAGTAGAAGAAATTTATAATCACTTTTTAGTGGAAGATGGTTCACCAATATATGTTGAAGAACATAGAGCTGGTCCTGACGCTGTTGATGAGGCTAAAATTATGCTTCATATGATAAAATTAAAGGGTACCAATGATTACGTTAGAAAAGTGGTATCTAAAACGGCCAAACCCAAAGACAAACCCAAATTTAAGATTACCAAGAAATATGATATTGTTGATGTCAACACTGAATTTCCTTTCGGGAAACATAAAGGTATCGTTTTCTCTGAAGTTGTTAAAAAAGATATTGGTTACTTAAGGTGGTGCCTTAAAAACGTTAATGGCCTTACATTAACAGATGGAGCTCTTTTGCTTCTGGAGAATTAAATTTGAATTATTAATTTGGAATGTTAAAAAAATTTTCATACCTTTGATTACTAAATAAACTAAAGATGGAAATTTTAGATGTTGTTAATTATGTTTTCAACAATAAGAATGAAACATATTATGATGTTTTATATAAAGGAAAGAAATATAGAAGATATCCAACAAAATATTGGACCTTACACAAAAATAAATAAGATGAAAATACAAATTGATGTCGAAGAGAAAGAATTATATTTTATAAACGTTCCTGAACGGTTTAAAAACTTTGTAATTAAAAATTACGGCTATGCTGGAACGTGGTTGATGGAAACTGATTCTAAAGAACTAAATCACTGGAAGGATTCTTTACCAAAAGGTTATAAGTATGAGGTGTTAGGATTTGTTAATGATGTTATTATCGGTGAAATTACGTCAGATAAGAATTTCGTTCTTCGTAGAGTCGTTTCTCAACACTAAAATTTAATTAAAACACAAAACTTGAAAAGATGAAAAATATTGAATTGAAAAACGAAAAAACCACTTTTGGTGATACAGTGTTATATACCGTTTTAAAACGTATAGCAAACCCTGTATTTAGACTTTTATACGCTGTATCTTGGGTTGTCTTAATACTCACATATATATTTGCAATACCGATATATATACTTGCATTTATATTTTTTAATGATAGAAGCGATATGTTTTCTCACATTATTTATGATAGATGGTTTGAACCTGTTCAGGATTTTTTACTAAATGGTATATAAATCGATATTACTAAAATAAATATACAGATGAGTAGAATCACAATTAATGGCAATAGTTATTCGGGAGATAGTATTGTAGTAACAAATGGTAAAGTAGTTATAGATGGTAAAGATGTAACACCAGATAGTAAAGAGATAAATATTTCGGTTGATGGAAATATTGATGAGTTGAAAGTAGATGCTTGTGATAAAGTTTTAGTTACAGGTAGTGTGAAAAACATATCTACTATAAGTGGTGATGTTGGTGTAACTGGTGATGTTGGTGGTAGTATTCAAACAATATCTGGTGATGTAGAGTGTGGATGTGTAGAAGATTCGGTTTCTACGATAAGCGGTGACGTTAATCACATAGGTTCTTAGTATTATATATAATAAAAATTATAGATATGAAGGAAGTGAATAAATGTTCTACAACGGTAAACAACAACACCAGTAGGGAGATAGTGCAAAACATGATAAATAGATACTCAGACGAAAAATGTGGGTGTAATGCCAAGTATTTTGAGGGTGATGAGTGGTTTTGTGGAAAACACGCACCAAGTAAAATTAAAGAACGAGAAACGAAAAGTTATGAAAAGTGGGTAGCTAAAAATAAAAACAAGAAAATGGAAGCGTTTGACCCTAATAAAGACGGTGTGGATTATTAAGGTAGAATGTTTAATCGGAGAACTGAACAAAAAGTTTAAAAGAAAAAGAGGGTGGATTACTTAATTTTGAATATTTATATATAAAGGAAACTATGAGCAAAGAAATTAGAGAACAAATAAACAAAGTTAAGAACTTTGGGAAACTTCTAAATGAAGGTAAAGAAAACATCAAAACTGAAAAGGAAACATTGGTTATGTTGCAGCTTTTATTAGGTAAAGACTCTGTGTTTTTAACAAATAAAAACGCATATGGTGACAGAAGAAAATACGCCTTTGGTTTTTGGATTGATAAAATAGCGACCAGATATAATATAGAAGATAAATCACCAGCAGGGTATTCTCATCAATATGATGTTGATATTACCTCTTTATTGGAAGATGAATTGGAAAAACAAGGGTTTACAGTAGTAAATGTTTGGATTGGTAGTTGGGTGCATGGTTGGATACATCGTGTTGTTACATTCCCAAGATAATTGGTGTGTGATTTTTTCTTTTAAAATTTTCAACCGAAATGTTGATTAGAAGGATGAACGTAACACTTACACATAACGTTTTGCAGCTAACCGATAGTTTTTGCTTTTCGCAAAAATTTTGGTTAGGTGCTGTTATATTTAGGTTTTAAAAAATTTTATACAAATAAAAATGAAAGAATATCAAAAAGAGTATGAACAATATATGAAAAGTATAACTGATGGTTTTGCTAAACTATGTTCATTTGAAGGTGCTGAATCAATACTTGCTGGAGATGGTAATAAAGTTTCAGTTATGATTTATAAATATCAGGAATTTTTATTGGAATACGATAAAGACTTGAAATATATGTATAGGTTAGAATCACTTGATGAGCGAGTAAAAGAATTTCATAAAAAAAGACAGGAGACTGCCGAAAAATTTTTGGATGAAAACATTATGATTTACGATGTGTGGATTACTAACCATAAAACAAATTCATAAAATTTTTAAAATTGAATATAACGTTTTGGGTATAAGAGCCGTTTTTTCAATGGCTTTTATACCATGTTAGTAGTCTGGTTTTAAATTTCTTTTTTGGTGGGGTGCGGTGGGTGTTAATAACTTTATTTGGTAGTTACGTAACTATTCCGTAAATTTACCGTATAAATAAGAAAACGAAGATTATGAAAAACGAAATTATAAGATGTGAAAGATGCAATGAAGTTCTAAATCCATCAAAAGCAAAGTGGTTAGAACTTTCAAATACAGACAACAACTACTACGTAGAAATTCCAAAAGGGCATATTTCGCAAGGTGGTTTTAGTTTTGGAACTGCTTGTGCAACTACACAAATAAAAGAAACAATTAATAAATTAAAGCAATGACAACACAAGAAGCATTATATAAGTATTTTAAAGATGATAAACAATTATATTTCCAATCCTCTGATGCTTTAACATCAATTGAAGGAGATACATATTTACGTTATCAAAAGACTGGCAAAATAGAATTGTGGTTTGGTGGTAATAATGGAGAAGTTTGTTTGCTCTGCACAACAAACGGAGATAAACTTGAAGCACTAATTAAATCAATAATTTACGGATGAAAAGAGTAGAAACAGCACTGGAAGTTGCCGACTTCAAAAACTTTGAGAAAGTTTGTTTGGAGCAGGATATTAGTATGAGGAAGAAAACGAAACAACTCATCCTTTCTTTTTTGGGGAGTATCAAACCTTTTGTGGTTTTGAAAAAACCAAAGAGTGCGGTGGCAAAAAAAGAAATTTAAAACTTGCTACTAACGTTTTGCAGCTACCCGAAGGAGGGAATACGAAGCACAAATTTTGAATTAAACAATGAACATTAACCGAAGCACTAAGGCTCAATTAACCACTAAAACCCCTCTTTCGGGTAGCTGCTGTTATGCTCTCGTTGTGGATTTATAGTAGAAACTTAATTTAACAAACAAAATAAAATGGAAAAGATAAACGAAAAAATTAAAAGATTAAGATATGAAGTAATTAAAACATTCTTACTATTATTCGCACCACATTTAATGGTTTGCATATTGACATCACAAATAACAACAAATCCAACAGATAACCTTAAATGGCAATTATGTTGGTTTTCAATTTACTTCACGATAGCGTTTTTCATTTATATTTTCGCACCGAAGATTATTAAAAGACGAAATGGTAGCAATGGAGCATAACGGTTCTCGGCTTGGCGAGGTTGGGGACTTAAAAGCACAATCGCTCAAATTATTACTAATGTTAATTAAAAGTACAAATGATGAATAAAGAACAAAACCCCCAATCTTGTCAAGCCGATGTTAAATGCAGGTTTTTTACTATGTATCAATTTAGCCACGTTTGTTTTGAGGGCATTGGCAATTCAGTTTGGAACACAGATGTTTGCTTAGTTAATGGATATTTTGTTAATAATGGTGATAGAGGTAGAATTTATGTTAGAGATGCAACGCCACTAGTATTAAAACATATTTCAAAAATCACAGATGACGAAAGAGAGCATTGCATTATTATTGGCGAAGGTTATTCTTATCAAAATTTTCAACAAAGTCAAATTGACTATTTGCGTTTAAAAGGGTATGCTGTCCCTTTTATGGAATATTCGGTTGAGGATTTAGTTTCGTTCGGGTGGGTTAGACTGCAAACTTGCATTTAACGTTTTGCAGCTACCCGAAGGAGGGGAATACGAAGCACTAAGGCTCAATTAACCACTAAACCCCCTCTTTTGGGTAGCTGCTGTTATATGCTGTGCGGTTTAACCACTAAACCACATACGAAGAAAGAAGCCTTTTTGTTTTATTTTTGTGGTGGTAAATTAAAAACTGAATCTTTATATATAGATTAAACTATTTATTATTATGGAACTACGAAAATTTATAGCAACTACTCTACGTGAATATTTAAATGAAAATATGGAGTATTCAAATAATGTAAAGTTTTTTTCTTCTGGTGATTTAGATATTGAAAAAAAAACATTAATTATACAATTAAATATTATTAACAAATATTTCCCATTTAAGTCTGTTAGTGGTAAATATGATTCAGAAAGTGGTGTTGATTTATATTTTGATAATGGTATTCAAATATCAGGTAAATTCAATAATGAACCATTTATTGTGAATATAAAAATTAATAATAATGAGTACAAATTTGACATATATCCATTTAATACTATGGGTGGGTTGGATGATAATTTGTTAGAAAAGTATGTTGAAGAAATATATAAAGAGGAAAATTCTATTAGTTTAGTAATTGGACATGAAGGTTATGGAATAAAATCAATTACATTAACTAAAAATGAATTAAATGATTATAAAATTTATTTAGTTAATGGGACACAAATAGAAGGTAAAATACTTGGGGTAACACTTAGTGGTAAGAAGGATTTTAGTGAAAAATAAAACAAAATAAGGTTACAATGAAACTCAATACGAAGAACAAACGTAGCATTGCATATAACGTTTGCAGCTACACTTGCAGGTTTTTGTTTTTCACAAAAATTGCGTGTAGGTGCTGTTATATGCTGTGGTTAACCACTAAACAACCTACGAATGGTAAATATTTGTTGTTATAAATAGTGTGAATAATTAGTAAAAAATAAATTATGTTTTGGAATAAAAACAAAAAATTAAACGAAAAACGAGAAAAAGAATATCTCGAATTAAACAATAAATTCATAGATAAGCATCAGATTGTTGTAAAATGGTATTCTAAAAAATATCTTTTTGGTAATAATAATGGGATGCAACCAGTAACAGAAGACGGTTTTGAATACCAACGAAGAGTTAAATGGTTTTTTGGTGAAGAATATGGGAAACTTCCTAAATCATTTAATGCTTTTGCTAATGTGAATTATGGTTATGATAAAAACTTTGACCATAATCCAGTTGAAAAACTTATGGAATTATATGATAAAATAAAAATTATTTTCCCAGAACCTTTTATGGAAGTACAAACGTAACATTGCATATAACTACCTTATACCAGCGTATATCTAGTAGTTATCTATTGTGATTATGCCGATACCCGCTATTTTGATAAATTTGGATAAGTCAAAAATTATCAGTAACTTTGCATTATGAAAAACATATTAAACGTAGAAATAAGTCGCCCCTCTCAGGTGTTAATCATCATGAGAGGGGTGCCGTAACTAGGTAGTGGAAAAAGTACAAAAGCTAAATCACTTATTGGTGAAGGTGTAATCCATTCAACTGATGAGGTTATCGAAAAATCAGCAGATTATCGTGAATTTTTCAAATCAATGATTGAAACCAAAGATTTCTTACCACTTAGTCGTGCTCATTCTAAAAACTTGAGTGAAGCTATTTCTTCAATGAAAAATTCTAAATCTCCAGTGATAATTGATAATACAAATATCAAAATGAATGAGTCCAAAGCTTATGTTAAGGCTGCTTTAGAAATGGGGTATTCTGAATCTAATATTCAATTTGTTGATGTTGGGACTGGTGGAATCACAGCTGAAGAATTATCTTTAAGAAACACTCACGGTGTTCCGCTAGAAAAGATTAAAGAAATGATGGCTAGTCATAGTGGTCAAGGAGAAATAACCCTTAACAAGGTTTTGGAATCCAAAGATTTTTATAAACTTAAACCCTCATCAGGTGTTTCATTTTCAGCTATTGTTTTGGATGTGAATTCACATAATGCCCTAATTTCAAATCAATACCCGTTTCCTATACCGAAAGATTGGAAAATCTTTGCTCACCATATGACTATTACATTAGGTGAGTTGAAAGATAAGACTAGTTTGGGTGAAACAGTTACTTTAAAGGTTAATAAAGTTGGTATTTCTGATATGGCGATGGCTGTTGCTGTTGAAGGTTTTAGAAGTATCAATGAAATCCCGCATGTAACTTTAGCTGTAAGCCCAGAAGGTAAACCAGCGATGAGTAAGGAAATTACCAAATGGCAAGATATTAAATCATTTAACATCTCAGGTGTTGTAACTGAAATAAAAATAAAAACAATATGACAAAAATAAGATTAATGGTGGAACTTGAAGCTATTCATGATTCTGAAACCAATATGACCAATGTTTTTCTGACATTACCAACTGAAGTGTTGGGTACTCAAACAAAACAAGAGACAGCGCATTTGTTAGCTGCTGGTTTGGGTCTTTTAATTAAATCATGTGGTGATAAAGATTATCTTATGATGGAGGAAGTTATCAAACACTTAAATCATGAATTTGCTTCAGTAAATTCGTTTTCGAATGTTAACTTAGGGAAAGGTATGTTTAAAGATAAAGAAATTGAAAAAAAAACGAATCCTTATGGTTGAGTCAATAGGGAAAACATCTCCCAATGAAATGGGTGTTAGAGCTAATTTGATACTAGAACAAAGAGATGCGATAACTAAATCTGGCGTGTCTTTGATTAGGTCTATGTTAGAAAAATTAAAAGATTTAAATAGTTCCACCATAACGATAAACACAGAGACTATTGAAAATATCGGTGGAACATATTTCCCCGTGACTTATTGTGAAAACGGGATGGTTATTATTGATTACCCAAATACCTTATTATCTAAAAAATGACCGCTGAAGAAATTTTAAAAGCGTTGGGTATTGATGAAGAAGTTTTAGCTATTTACCCATACGGGTCTAGAGTTTACGGAACCTTTACTGAGATTTCTGATTATGATTATATTATCGTAACCAAAGGTAGCTTTTTAAAATCTGGTGCTTTTAAACAAAACGCAATTTCTTCCAAGGATAGAAGTGTTCAAGGAATCTTGTTTTCTAGAAGTGGTTTTATTGACGCGATAAATAATTATGAAATAGGGGCCCTAGAATGTTTATCATTAGACCCATCGCAACCAATAGTGTCTAAATGGCCTTTTGGGATGTCTAAGTTCAACGAAAAAGACTTAGCCAATAAGATTATTGAAAAATCATCTGCGAGTTGGTATAGAGCTTCTGAGCGGGGTAAGGGTGGATGGGAGGAACTATCAAAAGTTGGTGTATTTCATGCCCTTAGAATTCTGATGTTTGGGATACAAATAAAACAACATAAAAAAATAGTTGATTTCACTGAAGCTAATTACTTGAAGGAAGAATTTAAGGATTTACCAGAAGAAACTTTTGACGACAGAAATTATTTGGTGTTAAGAGATGAGTTAATGAACAAATTAAAAGAAAAATGAAAATAACTGCACAAGTTGTATTGATTAACCAAGATGGTTTGGTTTTGGGTGTGTCTAGAAAAGACGACCATTTTGATATGGGGCTTCCTGGGGGTAAAATGGAGGAACAAGACGAAGATGACCCAATGAATACTGCTATTCGAGAAACATACGAGGAAACAGGTCTTCTCGTTAGTAATTTACGTTTGGTGTTTGCTATCCATAAGGAAGGGTTTATGGGTTACACTTATTTGGCTGAATATAATGGTGAGATAAATCATAATGAACCACATGTAGTTCAGTGGTTGCCGATGGAACGTTTGATTTTAGGTAGTTTTGGTAAATACAACAAAATGGTTGCTGATTCATTAAACGATATGAAAGTAGAATATGTTTATGATACTTTTTTAGGTGATTTAGAAGCGGAGATTAAAGAATACGTAAATAAAACCCCGTATGATGGTGTGAATTTACTGTATGATAAAATCAGTAAAGAAAAGCATTGGTTTAGCGGGGAAAAAGAGATAGTTGTCTATATGAAGCATTCTGACGATGATTATATTGATGAACAATTATCATCTGGTGAGGATTTTCAACTTGGATTGTTGAGTATTGGTAAAAAATATGGGTTTAATGTTAGAATACCCACTGATTATATTAGTAAATAAGTTGTTAAGTAATAAAAAAATAAGTAACTTTGTAACATGAAAAATGAAAAATTAGATGAAAGACATTTAGAACTAAGTTCTAAATTCTTGGAAATGGGCCAATCATTAATGACTGAAGGTCAAAAAGAAGGTGATTATCGCATCACACAAGCTGGTGGTCTTTTGATTATGATATCTGGGATTATCTTGGATGAAAAAGATATGTATGAATTCTGTAATCTTTCTTCTATGTTTTCAGCTAAGAAGATTTTAACTGAAATGGGTAAAACCGATAGTGATATGATTTCTTTTTTGAAAGGTGATAAAACTAGCGATAAGGATAGTGATATAAATGATATCGTTAATGAGTTAATAAAGAAAATAAGAAAAGGTGGGGGACAAATAGACCCATCATAACTCAAATACATTGCGGTCCCATAGTTAAACGGATATAACGAATCTCTTCTAAAGATTAGTTCCTAGTTCGATTCTAGGTGGGACCACATTTAATTAAATTTAATCTGGTTTTTTTTAGTGTCTTTTCAGTATCCATTTGTATTTATTGGTATGAAAAGACTAATAAGTATTTTGATAACTTTTTTGATTGTTAGCGGTGTTAATTCTCAGAATTTACCTTTGATTGAGGAATTTAATTCAACTACGGATTGGGTCTTCACAAATGGTGCTGGGGTTCAATTATATTTTAATGATGTTGATTCTTATGCTTCATTTAATCTAGGTAATGAACCCTATTTAAACGATACCTCAATATCAATAACAAGTCCAAATTATTCTTTTGAAAACTGTCAAACATCTATTGTTGTTTCGTTTCCAATAAGTGGTAGAATAGAAAATTACGATACGTTGTTCTTTCAATACAAAGAGAACGATGTTTGGCAAAATAGAGATTGGTATACTGGGACTATTGATTTTTTACCAGATTATAATTTCAACTCAAATATAACCCAATTTAGGTTCGTTTTAAGAACCGACTCAACAAAGCTTAGATGGGTTAAACCTAATTTAACTGGCCAACAATTAAATCCTGACGAACAACACCCTATAATGTTGGATATTTCTAATACATATGTAGGAAGAGATGCGGATAACAATAGAGAAATACAAGTCTACTATTATGATATAGCTAACTTTAGTATTGATTGTGTTATAAGTCTCCCAATAACCTTATTAACATTTAAAGGGGCTGCGGCTGTGGATTATAACGAATTAGAATGGGTTACAGTTTCTGAAATAAATAACGATAAGTTCATAATTGAAAGTAGCGGTGATGCGATTAACTTTACTCAAATTGGTTTTGTTGATGGTTCTGGTACCTCAAATTTCAAAAATATATACTACTTTACTGATTTAAACCCATCGTTGATTACCTATTATAAATTAATTCAAAAAGATTACAATGGGTCAGAACAAGCGTTTGATGTTATTGTTGTTATGAGAAATAATGGCGGTAATAACTTGAAGGTTGTTAAAATTTATAACTTAACAGGTCAAGAAGTTCCTGAGGATTATGCAGGTATTAAGATTTATCTGTTCAATGATGGTTCAATAGTTAAAAAATTCTCAGTAGTTCAAAATTAATTTGGGGATTACATTTATATTTCGTACATTTGTAAAAAATATAAAATCTGATGTTAGCAATACAAAAATATTTGTTGGAAAACGGTCTTGAAAAAGCAATCAAAGTTTTTAGTTTAAAGACTAGAGATTATGGGCATAAGGTTTTATTAAAATATGACCAGTTATCATCCCCAACAAACATGGCGAACAAAGAAGTTCAAGAATGTCGTGGTTTGGTGTTGGAAAAAGATACTTGGAAGGTTATGTCTATGAGTTTTACCAAATTCTTTAATTCAGAAGAAGGTAACGCACATAAGATTGACTGGGATACCGCACACGTACTTGAGAAATTAGATGGTTCATTATGTCACGTTTATTTTGACTGGGTTAAAAAACTATGGTATGCTGGTACTACTGGTACAGCCGAAGGTGAGGGAGAGGTAAACAATAAAAGTGGTACAACCTTCAACGAATTGTTTTGGGTAACACTTTATGAAAAATATGGTGTTAGTCCATCATATTTTACTGAAGGATACACTTACGTGTTTGAATTAACAACACCATACAATATTGTTGTTAAACCACACGGTGAATCATCTGCAACGATGTTGACAATAAGAAATTTGCAAGACCTTAATGAGGTTTCCTTTAAATCATTAAATGAACTTTCCTCTTCAATAGGTGTTCCATGTGTTAAAGCATATGATTTGGGTGTTACAAACGTTGGTGGGTTATTACGAACTTTTAAAGATATGGTTTGGCATGATGAAGGTTATGTTGTGGTTGATGCGAATTTCAATCGTGTAAAGGTGAAGAACCCAGCATATGTTGCTGTACATGGATTAAAAGGCAAATCAGCTGAACACAATATAATGGAAATCGTAGTGGCCAACGAAATCGAAGAATTTGCCGCTGTTTTTCCAGAAAGAAAGAATGAGTTATTCAGGTTAAAAGAAAACTACGACAAATTAAACGAGAAATTAAATTTAACTTGGGTAGAACTTCAAAAATTAAAACCTAAAAACATAACACCTAACGAGAGAAAACGCTACGCTATGGAAGTGTTTAACGTTTGTAAGAAGAATGAATTACAAATGTTTAGTGGGTTGTTTTTTGGTTTAGCCGAAAATAAAATAGAATCTGTAAACGTTTTCTTATCAAATTATGATAGGAAAAAATTGTACCTTATTTGTTAATTTTTTAATCATGGAATATAATACAGAACTAACCAAGGATTTACAAGCGTTAGCTATAAAACATGGTCTTATTTTGATGTCTGGTAACCCAGAAATTTTAATTAAAGAGACCAAGCATTTGGAGGGGATGAATTTTTTTATAACCAAAGGTGAAAAGAAATTAATTCTCCAAGGTGGTGAGGATATGGTTTATCAATCACCAACGACAATTAAAATATTAAAAAATAGATATGGAAGCTGAAAAAATATATCCAGAAGTAAATGCTGAGTGGGCCAAGAAAAAAAATGAGGAACAAATGGTTGAAATTCTTGAAAACGAATTGTTTGATGTTCTTACACGAATAAAAGATTCGGTTTGTACAAAGAAAAACTCAGTCAGTGTTAAACTACTTAGCTATAGCGTTAAAAATGAATTAAACGCTAGGGGTTTTAAAACTGAATATCGTCAAAACCGAGCTCGATACGATGGTATCTCTTTTGCGGGTTTTTATGGTGGTTCTGATGAGGCTACTTATGGGGGTTCTTGGAAAATAACTTGGTCATGACAAAAAAAGAGTTTAATCAATACCTAGAAAGTATAGGTGGTTTGGTAAGAGCTTGGAAACCCGAAAAGGGGCCAATACTAACATCTGATTTTTTCGAAATCAGTGAAGGTTGGTTTCCTTTGGTTAAGAACCTTATCGATGAGCTTATAGCGATAGGTTGGGATAAAAATGTGACTCAAGTTAAAGAAAAGTTTGGTGGTCTTAGGTTTTATATAGAAATACCAACAGAAAGTCCTGTCGAACCAAAAGATATCTATAAAATCATTAGCAAGTATGAAAAGTTATCTTACTATACGTGTGAAAAATGTGGAAACGAAGGGAAATTAAGAACCAATGGTTGGCATACGACTCTTTGTGATGAACATAACGAATAACTAACAAAAACCCAAAATATTTTGGGTTTTTTTGTTTTATCAAGATAAAAGTTGTAAGTTTGTAAAAAAAAAATAATGACCTATAGAGATAAAGACTACAAAGAAGCTAGAATGGTTTCCATTCAAGCGCACGGCAATCAAACCTACGATTCTATCTTTCCATACCATAAACACTTAGATGATGTTGTGGATGTGATTAAACGGTTTGGGTTTTCTGGAAAATTTATAATCGCTGGGGTATTGCACGATATAATTGAAGATACCTCGTTATCTTACAACAAGGTAAAAAAGTATTTTGGTATTGATGTAGCTGAAATGGTTTATTGTGTTACTGACGAGTTAGGTCGTGATAGAAATGAAAAACATCTAAAAACATTACCCAAAATCGCTAGTAACCCATCAGCTATTATAATTAAATTAGCTGATAGAATTGCCAATATCGAACACGGTGGTAAAGTTGAGATGTATAGTCAGGAATATGGTGAATTTAGGCGTTCGTTATTTGCGAACACCCCAACTGATGGTAAACGAATGTGGGACCATTTAGATGTTTTATTAAAAAAAGATTTAAGAAGTTCAAACTAGTATTTTTACCATATGGTTACATCAACACTCGAATTAAAAAAACGTCTCGAAATGAGAGGTTATCAAGAAACTATTGTTATTGATATACTTAATAACTTTGGTATAAATAAACCTTATGTTCTTGGTAGTTGTCCTTCTTCTGGTAAGACTGAAATGGCGATTGAAGCTATGATTCGACTTATTGAATCTGAGCAAGTTAACCGTGTTCTTATCCTCGCACATTCAACCAATGTTCTTAAAGAAAATTTCTATCAGCGTTTGGGTGAATATTTCAATGAAAGTGATATTGAGATAATGTCTGGTCAAAAGGGTTATAACTATGATGCCAGAATACAAGTTATGATACCACAAAACATAAAACATGTTATTGGTAATTTTGACCTCATTATTACTGATGAAGCCCATCACAACGTTCTAGCTGAAGACGGTAATTATTCACGTATCGTAACACAAGTAGAACCTAAGTTTCAACTACTTCTTACAGGTACACCATCAAAATTTGTTAGAAAGAATAATGAAGCTGAGGACCAAAATGACCTACCTTACCATATTAACACAGTTGGTATGGATATGGTTGGATTTGAATTCTTCCATGATGTTAGATTTGACCTTATACGTTCAGCTTATGGTTTTACAAACGCTGATTATAATCAAAACCAAGATGTCTCATCAGATACAAAATTTTCACTTGGTGATACTGAAAGAACAATAAATAATGTTATCATAGGTGCTGTTAGAAATATAGCACTTAGAAACGGTATTACACTATCTAAGACAGCTGATTGTGTCCTTGAAGGTCGTAAGCTTATACAAGAAGGAAAGTTCGGTAAAACACTTATAATGTGTCGTAGCATTGAACAAGCAAATCAAGTTAAAGAGATAATTTCATCATTATTTAAGATTAACGTAAAAGTATCTGAATCACAAAACGATATTGGCTCAAATAACATTACCAAGTTTAAGGAAGGTAAATTTGAATTCTTATGTGTGGTTAATCGAGCGAGAGAAGGTTATGATGATAAGAAAATCATCAACTTGATTGATATTACGATGACACATAATATTGATTTGATTTATCAAATGTTCTGTAGGGTTGTTCGTAAGGATGTTAACAATCCTAACCCTAAATTATATCTAAAGGTTACTTCAAATGCTGAGGGTATGCCAGAGTATACGATGAATATAATGACAGCTGCGCTTATGCTTGGTGCTACTGAAAACCTTACCAACTTTAATGGTTCTAATTTTAGAGGTATAACGATGCCAAGAGTTGAACGCATTGAAGGTGATGAAGATGATGTGATTGTTGGTGGTGCTGTTGGTGAAGTTGACACCGAAGGTAATATTATAAGAAGGCGTAATATATCTGACTTAATGGCATTGGATTTGGTTAGAATATTTACGGATGACCATGAGAACCTTATCAGTGGAAATGATAGGTATGCGATGACAACTCTTGGAGAATCATTACAATTGCTTGGTGTTGATTTTTATTCAGATAAACAAGGTTATTTTAATTTAATTAGAGTTGAAGATATAAGCGGTAGTTACAAATGGATGGATAAATATAAGGAATTATCTGAACGTGATGGTGTTAAATATCATTCACAACCATGGAGGTTATTTAATCAATCAGAAAAAGAATTTTTCGATGAATGTTACCCAAAAAAACAAGAGTTTTATTCAGATAAAGAAGGTTATTTTGATTTAATTAGAGCTGAAAACATAACTAGTAATAGGAAATGGGTGGATAAATATAAAGAATTATCTGAAAGAGATGGTGTTAAATATCATTCTGGTCCTTGGGTGATTTTTAATCAATCAGTTAAAGAGTTTTTCAAAGAATGTTACCCAGATAATATTTTATATACAGATAAACAAGGTTATTTTGATTTATTTAGAGGTGAAAACATAACTAGTTCCCCCAAATGGGGAAAAAAATATAAGGAATTATCTGAACGTGATGGTGTTAGATATCACTCACATCCATGGAGATTATTTAATCAAACAGAGAAAGAGTTTTTCGATGAATGTTACCCAGAAAGAGAAGAGTTTTATTCAGATAAACAAGGTTATTTTGATTTATTTAGAGTTGAAAATATA